GGCGGCTCCTGGACACGGCAGGGATCTTCCGCTCGTCGTTCAACACCAACGCGATGGCAATGGCCTTCGCCGAAGGGAACAGGAACTACGGGCTTCGGCTCCTCTCGCTCGTCCACTCGCAATGCCCCGAGCTGTATCCCGTGATGATGAAGGAGAACACGAATGAACGAACCAACGATGGTGGAAGCAGCGGCAACGACAACTAACGCTGCCCCGCCGTCATCGGCCCCTGAAGGCGTCGCCGCGACGGCGGAGAAGCTCTACGGGGACGGGCAGAAGCCGAACGCGACCCAGGAGCCGCAAGCCGCAAAGGCGGCCGCTGCGGAAACCGTCGCGGATGACCAGCCGGCAGCCGAGGCGAAGGCGGAAGCCAAGCCGCAGGCCGCGCCGGAGAAGTACGAGTTCAAGGCACCGGAAGGCAAGCAGTTCGACGCCGAGGTGCTGAACACGTACTCCGAGGTCGCCCGCGAACTCAACCTGTCGCAGGAGGCGGCGCAGCGCGTCCTTGACGCAATGGCCCCCAAGATGGCCGAGCGTCAGGTGGCGCAGATCGAGGCGATCCGTGCGGAATGGGCGAACTCGTCCAAGACGGACAAGGAGTTCGGCGGCGAGAAGCTGTCGGAGAACCTGTCCACCGCGAAGAAGGCGCTCGATGCGTTCGGCACCACCGAACTCCGCACGCTGCTCAACGAGTCTGGCCTGGGCAACCACCCGGAGGTGATCCGGTTCATGGTCCGCGCAGGCAAGGCGATCAGTGAGGATCGGTTCGTCGCAGGGACGAAGGGAGCGGCGAAGCCCGCCGGCCCCCGCTCGTTCAACGACCTTGCCGATGCTCTGTACAGTCAGTCCTAACCAACACACAAAGGAGCCACCACAATGGCAGTTCTTTCCAGCAGCAACCTGACGCTCGCCGATTGGGCGAAGCGCACCGATCCCGAGGGTCGCGTCCCCGTGATCGCCGAACTCCTCTCGCAGTCCAACGAGATCCTCGAGGACTGCGTGTTCAAGGAGGGCAACCTGCCCACCGGCGAGCGCGTCGTGATCCGCACCGGCCTCCCGGCCGTCTACTGGCGCGCCCTGAACCAGGGCATCCCGAACAGCAAGTCCACGACCGCGCAGGTCGATGAGGCTTGCGGCATCCTCGAGGCCCGCAGCGAGGTCGACAAGGATCTCGCCATGCTCAACGGCAACACGGCGCAGTTCCGCCTGTCCGAGGACGTGGCCTTCCTCGAGGCCATGAACCAGACGCAGGCGACCACGATGTTCTACGGCAACCCCGCCATCGAGCCGAAGTCGTTCCTCGGCCTCGCGGCGCGGTACTCGGCTGCCCCCGGCAGCTCGGGCATCGGCCAGAACATCATCGAGGGCGGCGGCACCAGCACCGACAACACCAGCGTCTACCTGGTGGTGTGGGGCGACAACACCGTCTACTGCCCCTTCCCAAAGGGCAGCACCGCTGGCCTCATGCATGAGGATCTCGGCGAGCAGACCGTCTATGACGGCAGTAACCGCCTCCAGGCCTACGCCACCCGTTACCAGTGGAAGAACGGCCTGGTCGTGAAGGACTGGCGCTACGTGGTCCGCATCGCGAACATCGACGTGAGCGATCTCGTCGGTGGCACCGGCACGCAGCTCTCGAGCGCGGCTACCGCCCTCGTCAAGCTGATGGCCCGCGCCATGTACCGCATCCCGAACATGGGTGCGGGTCGCGCCGCGTTCTACATGAACCGCACGGTCCACTCGGGCCTCGCCATCCAGGCGATGGACCGCAGCCAGAACGTCCTCGCCGTGAACCAGGGCCTCTCGCAGTTCGGCACGCCGTACAGCTGGCTGTCGTTCCTCGGAGTTCCCTGCCGTCGCGTGGACGCCCTCATCAACGCCGAAGCCCGCCTCACCTGATAGGTGAAGGCAGAAAGGAAACAGCACAATGATTCTCGACCAGAACCTCCGTCTCGGCAACACCGGGGCCATCACGTCCGCCGCCACCTACATCACCGGGACCAGCGGCACCCCGGACGTCGTTGACCTCCAGAGCGGCACCGCCTACTCGGCCACGGCCAGCGGCTCGCTTTACACCGTCGCGCAGGGAACGCAGAACCGCGACATCGGCGAGGGCCGCGACCTCACCGTGATGTTCACCGTCACGACCGCCCTCGCCGGCGGCACGAACGGCACCTTCCAGGTGGTCGCTTCCTCGTCCTCCACGCTTGCCTCCGGCAACATCGTGGTCGGCGAGGTCGGTCCCATCACCACCGCGAACCTCGCTGCCGGCCGCCAGGTCGCCGTGAAGGTCAGCCCGCAGCAGATCGCCGCGGCTGGCCTGCGGTACCTCGGCGCGCAGGTCGTGACCACCGGCACCCACAGCGCCGGCGTCATCAGCGCGGACATTGTCATGGACATCCAGGACGGCCGCACGGCTTACGCCTCCGGCTTCACGGTGGCCTGATAGGAGGAACTCATGGCGAAGGTCAAGGCAAAGGTTCTCTGCTTCGTGGACAACGGCCTCCGGCAGCCCGGGGACACGTTCAACTACGAAGGTCCGTACAACAAGCACCTCGAGTACCTCGAGGATGCCAAGCAGCCGGAGCGCACCGTCGATTCGTCGGCGGCGCCGGCCCCCAAGCTGCGCGGACGGAAGCCCAAGCCCGACGCCGTCGCCGCGGAGTGATTCCTGCATGATGTGACGCAAGGGAGGGGAGTCGGCGGGAAACCCCGGCTCCCCTCCTTCCCCGATAGGAGGCTCCCGTGCCAAGCGTCGTTGAAATCTGCAACCTCGCACTCGCGCACCTCGGCGACGATGCCACGGTCGCCAGCATCGACCCGCCGGAGGGTTCGGCGCAGTCCGAGCATTGCGCCCGGTTCTACCCCATCGCACGGGACACGCTCCTCCAGATGCACAACTGGTCGTTCGCATCGCGCCGCGTGAGCCTCGCGCAGGTGACGATGCCGTACACCATGTGGCGCTATGCCTATGCCGTCCCCGGCGACATGATGACGGCGACCGCCGTGCTGCCGCCTGAAGCGGAGAACGACTACGCCATCCGCCCGTACCCGGCCGACCGCTACGGCTGGGGATGGACGACGCCGCCGCTGTCGGGCGCCGGCGCGTATGTCCCGCAGGAGTACGTCATCGAGACGGACACCGCCGGCAACAAGGTGATCTACACCAACCAGGAGAACGCGCTCCTGCGGTACCAGGCGCTCGTCACCGACCCGACCAAGTTCGACCCGCTGTTCGCCATCGCGCTCTCGCACCACCTTGCCGGGATGCTCGCCGGCCCCGTCATCAAGGGGACGGAAGGCGCCACGGAGGGCAAGCGGCAGACACAGCTCGCGCTCGGGTACGTGCAGATGGCCCGCGCCTCCGATGGCAACCAACGCAACGTCAAGCCCGAACACATCACCTCCTGGATCTCGGGGCGCTGATGGCATCGGTACGGCACCTGTTCCGTTCGTTCGCAGGCGGCGAGATGTCGCCCGAGATGTTCGGCCGCGTTGACGATGCCAAGTTCCAAACGGGCGCGGCGAAGGTGCGGAACTTCATCCCGATGCCGCAGGGGCCGCTCGAGAACCGTGCCGGCCTCGCGTTCGTCCGCGAGGTGAAGGACTCGACCAAGAAGGTGCGGCTGCTGCCGTTCACCTACAGCACGACGCAGACAATGGTCATCGAGCTTGGCGCCGGGTATATCCGGTTCCACACGCAGGGGGCCACGCTCGGGCCGGGAACTCCTGCCGCGTACAACGGCGCGACGGCTTACGTGGTCGGCAACCTCGTCTCCAGCGGCGGCGTGAACTACTACTGCATCGCCAACACGACGGGCAACGCGCCGCCAAACGCGACCTATTGGTATCCGCTGCCGGCCGGGATCTACGAGATCCCGAACCCGTATGCCGAGGCCGACCTGTTCGACATCCACTACGTGCAGTCGGCGGATGTCCTGACGCTCGTCCACCCGAACTACGCGCCGCGTGAGCTGAAGCGGCTTGGCGCGACCAGTTGGACGCTCACGACGATCACGTTCGGCGCTGACATCGCCACGCCTGGAACGCCGACCGTGACGGCGACGAAGGGCAAGGGCGCGAACATCATTGCCATTGACATCGCGCAGGATCACATTGAGTTCGACTACGACATCAAGAATGTCGAGTTCGTGGAAGGTGATTCCGTCTACATCAGCGGCATCGTCGGAACGATTAGCACGCTGCTGAACGACAAGTTCTTCGTCATTGAGAAGTTCCACACGAATGCGAAATGCTCGCTTGTGACCTACCAGACCGGGTTGCAGGTCGATTTCTCTCCATACCTTTACACCAGTGGCGGGATCGTGCAGCCGATGTCGCCGAGCGACACCATCGACAACTACTACGTGGTGACCGCCATCGCGTCGAACGGGATCGACGAGACGCCTGCGTCCACGGCCGCGAGCGCCACCAACAACCTCGCCGTTCCAGGCGCGTACAACACGATCAGCTGGTCTGCGGTGACGGGCGCGTCCCGCTACAACATCTACAAGCGGCAGAGCGGCCTATACGGGTACATCGGGCAGACCGAAACGACGTCGTTCACCGACAACAACATAGCGCCGGACATGGGCATCTCGCCGCCGAACGTCGAGACGGTGTTCAACTCGAGCAACAACTACCCCGGCGCTGTTTCGTACTTCGAGCAGCGCCGCATCTTCGCCGGCACGACGAACGCCCCGCAGACGCTGTGGATGACGCGAACCGGGACCGAAAGCGACATGTCCTACCACATCCCGTTGCAGGACACCGACCGGATCAACTTCCGGGTGGCCGCACGGGAGGCGAACACCATTCGTCACATCGTCCCGCTGACGCAGCTCCTGCTGCTCACCAGCGCGGCGGAATGGCGCGTGTCGCCCGTCAACAGCGACGTCATCACGCCGACCACCATCTCGGTGCGCCCGCAGTCCTACATCGGCGCGAACAACGTGCAGCCGTCCATCGTCAACAACACGGTGGTCTACTGCGCCGCACGCGGCGGCCACATCCGCGAACTCGGATACTCCTGGCAGGCGAGCGGGTTCGTCACGGGCGACCTGTCGTTGCGCGCCGCGCACTTGTTCGACAACTACGAAATCTCGGACATGTGCTACAGCAAGTCGCCGCAGCCCTTGCTGTGGTTCGTGTCAAGCACGGGCTACCTGCTGTGCCTGACCTACGTGCCTGACCAGCAGGTCGGCGCATGGAGCTGGCACGACACGGACGGCACCTTCGAGTCCTGCACGACGGTCGCGGAGGGCGCGGAGGACCGCCTGTACGTGGTCGTGAAGCGCACCATCGGCGGCGTCACGAAGCGGTACGTCGAGCGCATGGCGAGCCGACAGGTCACGGAGCTGAAGAACTGCTTCCATGTTGACAGCGGCCTGACCTTCGACGGGACGAACACCACGGCCACGACGGTCACGGTGACGGGCGGCACGACCTGGGGTCCGAGCGAAGTGCTGACGATCACCGCCAGCGGCGCGATCTTCCAGTTCCCTGCGACCACGGACGTCGGCGATGCCATCGTCCTGACGGCCACGGACGGCACGCAGTACCGACTCACGATCCTGTCCACGACCTCCACGACGGTCGCCACGGCCCGCGTTGACAAGACGCTTGCGGTGGCATTCCGTGGTGTGGCAACGGCGACCTGGGCGTTCG